TATCTAAAAGGTGAAACACCTAGTGAGAGAAGTGTATTACCTCTAGGTCTATTCAAACTATTGAAACCTTACGTAGATCAGATTAACAATATTCATCTATTAGAAACTATTATGTACTCACACAAACTTACCGTTGCAGGTCAAGTTGATTGTGTTGCAGAATATAATGGCAAACTATCAGTAATAGATTTCAAAACAGCGAACAAAGAACGAAACGAATCTTGGATTGATAACTACTTCTTACAATGTACCGCCTATGCTATTATGTACGAAGAGCTATTCGGTAAACCCATAGAACAAATTGTCATTTTACTTGCAGGTGAAGATGGTTCTGTCGCTTGTTATAAGAAAGATAAAAAGGATTATGTTGACGCTTTGGGTAAATCTATTGAAGACTTTTATAAATATTATGAGGAACTAAACAAAGATAAGATCAAAAGTAAGACATAGATAAAAAAGGTGATTTAAGATTTCTACTTGCGACCTTAAACAGCTAAAGGGAATAATGAAAAAACTAATACTAATTTTAAGTTTACTTTTTACGACTATTACATATGCAGGACACGAAGAGCATAACGATAGTGATATAAAAAAGTATGATTTTTGGTGGGAACAAATACCAGTAGTATGCTCATATTCAAGTGAGATACAAAGGTGGGCAAACGACAAAAATTTCATACCTGTAAATATGAGTGTCGGTAGAGAAGGTGGTAAACAAGATGGTCAGATTGTATATATTATTGTATATTATATCAATGATAGTGGGCAAACATTTGCTTCTGTACAAACGCCAGACAATCCAAACCAGAGTTGTATAGTTTTTAGAACTTTTGATTTAAGAATAAATGAAGGACTAAAAGAAAAAGAATTATAATGAAAAATATATTAAGTATATTATTTTTAGGTTTGTTTATATCTGCTTGCAGTATAACAGAACCTAGAGTTTCTTTCGGTAAAAAATGTGTAGAAGAAGGCGATAAGATTGTCTATTCATACATATGGGTTTACGATAAAGAGGTAGGTGTACCTGCTGACAAAGAAACTTGCACGAAATTAGATTAAGAGTTATCTTAACTAAACATAAGGAGTATATTATGAAAGACTTGAAGATACCAAAAGTAACCTTTCGGGTTAGAGTCGGTGATGATGAACCGACAGACGGAGGTTGTGCTATTGGTGGTGAATGGAAGAATGTAACGACAGATGATTACTTTAAAGGTAAACGTGTTGTAGTCTTTTCTTTACCAGGTGCTTTCACTCCTACTTGCTCATCACAACAATTACCAGGTTTTGAAGAAGAATATGCCAACATTAAGTTGTTAGGCATAGATGAAGTTTATTGTGTTTCAGTAAACGATTCTTTTGTAATGAATGCTTGGGGTAAACATATGGGTATTGAAAGTGTCAAATTAATACCAGACGGATCAGGTAACTTTACTAGATTTATGGGTATGTTGATAGGTAAAAATCATTTAGGTTTTGGTATGAGAAGTTGGAGATATATGGCAGTTATTAATGACGGCGTTATTGAACAATGGTGGCAAGAACCAGGTATCAATAATGAGGGATTAGATGATGACCCATATTTTGAAACGACACCAAGTAATGTTATTGAGTATTTACGCAATAAAAATTAAGATATACCTAACAATAGTTAGGTGGGTCCCGAGGGTGGTGAAAGCTAGCGTAAGTAACCACTCTTTACTTTTTTAGGGGAATATGTTATATTAAGAGAATGAATAGTAAAGAATTTAGTTTAAAGATTGAGTCAATAGTCAAAGAAAAAAGAATACCATATATGGATGCAGTAATTGACTATTGTAAATTAAACGATATAGATGTTGGCACAATTAATTCTATGGTCAACAAATCATTAAAAGAAAAAATCAAAGCAGAGGCGATCAACCTGAAGATGTTGAAAGAGAAAAAAGGTGGTACGTTACCTCTATGAACGGATTAGAGTTTCTATATCATATATTATTTGTAGAATGGGATAAAGGTCTATGGGGTATAATCGGCATAGGTGTATTTGTTGCTGTTATAAGTATCATATATGATTATGGATATAGTGAGAATAGGGATAAACAATAATGTATGGTGGGTTTGATGTATTCAAAGTTTATTTGGCAGTTAAATTACATTTTACTTCTAACTATGATTATTTTGAATATGACGGAAAGGTAAATTGTAAATTAGAAACATTTACAAAAAGAAATGACAGATACTTTTTTCATAAACTTAGCACAAAATATGGTAAAAATGAAATACTTGATTTCTTTGTCGCTAACTTTTGTGAGAATGATAAGAAATGGGTAGGCAATCTATTACAGAATGACGGAAGAGAAACATATCTTAATTTTAGAAAAGTTAAAGAAAATTTTAACTATCATTTTAGAAACGAGTTTACTAATATTGTTAATGATTTTAGTACTAAGCGGATTTCTTTTGATGATGGCTTCGTTTGCCATAATGGACAACATCCACGACTTTTACGCTTACTTATTCAAAGGCGAGCGTCTTTCCAAACCATCATTGTGCTTGACCAAGTGTTATCGTTTATCAAAAATTGGAATATACAAATTAAAGAAAGGGTTGTCTGGCCTAAAATCGCACATACGATTGCCAGATTGAAACCATTTATAAATTATAATGCAACAGAATTAAAATTAATAATGAAGGAGATAGTAAAAAAATGAAACCAGAGATAGAATGGATATGTACAACTTCAGGTGTTGATAAAACTATGCCTGTCATTAGAGCGTCCGAATATAAACACAAATGGCAGATGAAAGCTGTACAAGATATGAAAACAAATGGATCACTCTCAGCAAAACATAGACGAGAGTGGGAAATGCAAGACGCTCAATTAGGTAATAAACAATTTAATCCAGATGATATTAGACACACAGCAAAGTGCCCAGCACTACAAATGTGGCACAATACAGGATTCATATTGAGATTACACCAAGATTTAAAAATGAAAACAATAGGTGATGGTGAAGATTTAACTTGGACTACACCTTTTCAATCAAGTAAAGAACCTCTAGTATCAAAACATTTAACTCACTCACTATATCCGTTTTTTGATAACTGGCCAAAAAATACTTTAAAGAAAATCATCAAAGTAAACTTACCTTGGAAAGCAAGAATACCTAAAGGTTACAAGTTAGTACAAACACACCCCTATATGTTAGATGATAATAGATTTACAACGATGGCAGGTGTATTACATCCTCATCTAGGACTTGCTGCTGTAGGTACTATACCAATGTGGATTCATACAATAAATGATGATGATGAAATAACTTTAGAAGAAGGCACACCATTAGCACAATATATACTTGTGCCACAAGAAGAACCTGATTTTAAAATTATAGACGCAATAGATGATCCTAATTATATGAAAGAAGAAAGAATGAATCATTTATTATTAGGTGGCAAATTTCAAAGAAGTTATGCTCGTGTCAAAGACTTTTGGAAAAACTACGGATGGTAGAAAATATCTTTTGTATCGGTAATGGCGAGAGTCGTATTGGATATGATTTAGATAAATTAAAACCATACGGCAAGATATATGGCTGTAATGCTATGTATAGAGATTATACGCCAGATGTATTATGTGCTGTTGATATGGGCATAATGCACGAGATATACAATTCAGGTTATGCACAAGATAATAGTTGCGTGTTTAGAGATTGGAATAGGATGCCTGGCGATATGTACGATCAATTGCTATGGGCAGGTCAACAATATTCAGATCAGGATTACGAACTAATTAAAAAAGAGAACGTAATAAAATCTAATGAACGAGGTAATTGTAAAGAGTTTGTATTACACGGTTCTAATCTAGCAGGCACGATAGAGATTTTAAAAAAGAATAAAGAACGAGTTGAGAAGAAAGTAAATCACTCATCAATCAATGTAAGTTGGTGTACAGATGATGATAAGGTCAGAGCAATAAATGATATTATGCAACCTAAAGATAGAGGTTGGGCAACAGGTCCTACTTCAGGATATGTTGCAGTTGCAGATCATCAACCAAAACGAGTATTCTTAATAGGACACGATTTAGAGAGTTTAGATGGCAAATTAAACAATTTATACAAAGATACAAAACATTATGGATTGAAAGAGGCACACAAGACGCCTAGTATCAATTGGCGAAGACAATGGAGAGAACTCTTTGCTGAACACCCACATATACGATTTTATAAGGTAAATCCAGACGCAGATAGAAATACATCACCTATCAATGTACGAATAGATGATTGGGAAGGCGAGAAGAATTTAGAATATATTGACTATGAG